GTTCCAGTTCGGCGGTGTTACCAGTCAGGATATAATTAGTCAAGTCCTGTTGAGCCTCTGCACTTGACTTACCATAATTACTCATCGCTGCAAAGTAATCTGCAGCATTAACACCCATCCTTTTCAATTCATCAGCAGTGATACCAGCATTCTTCGCAGCCGCTTGACTTAATAATCCACCGATTGCTACATCATCACCAGGCAAGTCAGCGACAAGGTCGTTGATGATTTTCATCTGCTTTGCAGCACCCTCGGCTCCGATGTTCATCTTAAGGAAGGTTTCCTGTTGTTCCTGTTGCCCAGCGAGTTCCAAGGTTTCCATTAGGTTTCGTCCTAATTCGACTACTCCTTCCTTGGCTCGCATTACTCCATCGGCGATGTTTTGGAAAGCCATTTGCATAGTGGCACCAGAAGACTTGGATTTATCACCTAAATCATCGACTTCTTCACCAGTCTTTTTGGCTTCATCACCAAGTTTACGGACATCATCTTCGGCTTGGTCTGCACCATCTTCCAATTGTCTCATATCATCGGTGGCTTCATCACCGACATTATCCAAGCTTTGCCCTAAATCTTCAGCGGCATTTTGAACTGCTTCAAAGGTTGGAGAGGCATTATCTGTTGCTTTGAGAACTATATCCATTACTTCTTGTCTCATCTCTTACCTCTTCATTTTTGTTTTGAATTTAATCCCTGCAGCCTCGCACAAAGCAGTCAATTTAATATCCAAGTTCTGCTTATAAGTGATGTCTTCGGCTGCACATATGCTAAAAAAAACTTGCTGGAATAATGTCTGCTCCCAATATGATGGAGCGTGGATTATACCAGCCTTGTATTGTTCATATAATATCAAACCTTCGCTACTCTTTGCGAAAGTTCTTAATAATGGTCAAATCATTATCTTTAATGTTACTTAATCGGACAACATGAGCGAACACTTGTTCAGGAACACCAGGGAGGAAACCTTTAACTTCATCCTCATCAACACCCATACTCCACGCTACCGCCTTGAACAATGCTTCGTTCTGGTACTGTGTGAAGTCTCCAGCGTTAATGTCCACATCGGTATTGTTGGTTTGCACATTAGTCCTTTTGCCTTTGGCTCCGACTCCCACTTTCATCACGAAACCTTTTTTCTCTATGGTTTGCAATTGTGCTAATTCTCCACTTGTCAAAGGTCTTAAACTGATGGTTATTTCTTCTCCATTGACATCAATTGTGCAGTCTTCGGTCAAGTCTTTGCCTACGGTAAGTTTAGTTAACATTTCAAGGTTACTCATAAAAAAAACACCTCACATTAAATAATGATCTATAAGAAAAAAAATAAAGAGAAGAAAGTTTTAGTCGTCTGCGGTTTCTATCTTCTCTTGTTGGTTTACTATCTTTACGTACATATCGGTGGTTATGCTTGTTCCGCTCTTTAAGGTAGCGGTTCCAGTTCCTAATGTGTCTAATGAGAGTGTTGCTTCGATTGCATCTGCACCACTAAGGTTATACTCTACACGGACATTACATTTTGGGAACAAGATTTTCATTGTGATGTTTTGGTTTTCACAATGTGCCACATTTATTTCGAGTGGTACTTGTAATAATTTACAGGAACTTGGTTCGAGTGCATTGACTTCACCGTATTGAGCGTCAAGTATTGAACGGACAGTATCACTTGTTAAAGTAGTGGTGATACTTAACTCATTCTCTCTTTTACCTGCTAATGCTCTCTTTTGTGGGTATCTGCTACCGAGACCAATAGTTCCGTCCACATCGTGGTTATTATTACCAGTATATGAGAATGCGGTGGAAACACCATCTAAAGCACTGCCATTCAATTTAAGTGCTATATCGTAGAACATTACAAAGATGTTCTCATTGGTTAATGCATCTGGTTCTGTAAAGGTTTCACCAGCACTTCCGATGATACCAGCCTTTTCGGTCTTGTAAATCCATTCCGCTCCAACACTTAACACATCACTGCTTACATCTAATTTGAGTTGGTCTATGAGCATACCATACAAGTATTTCTTTAACATATCAAAGACTGCAATACCACGGAATGATGGTAATTCCTTACCCTCGCCACCGTAGAACTCGTGAGTGTTAGGGTTGCTACTGGTTCCTGCGGTGTAAACATAATTATCCAAGAAACCGTAGAAGTACCAAGCCAATTGTTGCAAATCTGCATCAGCACTTGTGCTACCTGTTGGTTTCATTACTCCTGCACGGGCTTTCTTGTTCATCCTTGAACCACCGCTACGGGTTACTGGTTCATCGTTTAATTTAAAATCAATGCTTTCTGCTTGGTTCCACCAGTTAGGGTCGAACTCTGATTTAGTGATTGAGAGGTCTCCATATTCTCCTTCAACCTCAATACCGAATCCACGGTCTACCATCTTTATTTACCTCCACTTATTAATGTTATTGTTACTTCCTCATCACCATCAACTGTTAAAGTGCCAGTATAAGATATGCTTTTTGTCTGATTGTTTGCATATAAGTAGTAATTGCCGAATGGCACATCTTTTACTGTATCGGTTGGTCGTCCTTGCTCATTAAACTCATTGATAGTATATACACCAGTAGTACCAGTTGCATAACCCATACCTACAACAATATCAAGACTTGGGCTTGATGGGTTAAATGGTTCGGTAGCCAATATTATAAGGTCTGCACTCACATTTCCTACTATACTGTCTTTACAAGTTACAGTAACAGTACCTGTGGTTACTGGTTCCGCTACCAATGGGATAGTAAATGTCTTATGGTTTGCACGGAACTTAATGTTCTCCTCATAATCAAAATAACCACTCTTCTCAACCTCGATAGTGTAATTGTCATAATCTAAACTGTAAGTGGTTTCTCCACTTGCATCAGTGGTCTTCTCGGTGGTTCCGATTGTAACGGTAGCACCAGACACATTATCTTCTCCATCCTTGACTTTTACAGTAAGGGTTGGTTTGGAGCCACTTGCATTCTCCTTAATATAAGTATAGAGTAAACGGGTAGACCTCATATTGTTCTTCGCTAACTCATCATACTCTTCCAAGTTTTTAGCTTTTGCTATATAATTGTATAAATGTATTTTGCTTCTTTTAACATTATTAGGCAAGGATTTCCAAGCAGTCAAACTATACTCGGATGCCAATAATGCGTATAGTCTCTTACGAGACCTTTTTGTACGGACTGGTAAAGCGTCCCAGTTTGGTAAAGTCATATTATTCTATTCTCCTTCTAAATTTTGTTGTTGTAATCGTTGGTAACACATTCTCCAATTAAGGATAACATTCACATTCAAGATAACACCAGTAACAGCCACCTTATCAGATTTGCCAGTAACATTCACATAACCCACAGGGCTGTAGGTTTGGAGTGTTATGTTCTTGATCAACCTTTGACCTGGCAATTCACTTGCTTGGATTGTCTGCCAATTGTTCAATATTGACATTATGACACGATTAGCAAGGTTCTGACTTGCAAGGTTACTGTCATCAAGGTCGACTTCGTATACTCCACAATCGAACTCGAAAGGTACAGTCAATTCCATAGTCTGGCTAATGTCGGCTTGACGGTTACTAGTGGCTGGGTGTTGAGTAACCCATACAATCGGCTCCTCCAAATGAGCTTCATTATAGTAACTGTTGATTATGGTTTCAACATCTTCCAATAAACCATCAGTTACATTCTCTGCTTCCAAACAACCAATAATTATACTGTAGAGTTTTTCCATACCAGTAACTATTCCAACAGTAGTCATCCTTGCACCTCCTCAAATGCTCGTAGGAAATAACCAAGGACTAAAGGTTGTAACTGGTTAAAAGATTGCTCAACGAAATGCTTACCCTTAATACCACTAACCATATGGCCTTTACTGAAACCTCCACCTTCCCAATGCAGAGCCTTACGATTAACTGGCCTAATCATATGTGCCTTGGTTCCTTGGTCTTGATAAATCGCATACTCCGCTGGTGATTTGATATGTGCTTCAGTATCAGTCAAACTGTCAATAAACCATTGCTTCAAGAGTCCATGGTCTACTGGACTGTTCATCTGCAAGAACCTTGTCATATCTTGTGCAGCATAACCTAATGCTCGTGGTGTTGCTTCCCTCGGCATACTGCCCAATTTACCGATTTGACTGGTATCCAATTCAACAGTAATCTCCACCATCGTTCAGCAACTCCTATCCAATCCTTCACCAGTAATGGCAAAAATACCCAACTTACTAGGGTCGGTACTGGCATCATTAACGAACGGGTCCAAATCAGCCTTCAAATCATCAGTAAAGATTTCACTGGATAAACCTTGAATGGTCCAATCATTAACCTTAATAATCGGATTATCACGTTTTTGTATGGCAAGACTAACCATATTGGATGTCAAACGAAGACATACATTCTTCATAGCATCAGACACATCCTCATCATCAATAGATTTGATATGGCAATATGTTTTAATCAAAGACTCGGACTGGCTAATCCAATCAGTAATGATTTCCTCCAATTTAGTGGTGTCAGTCTTTTCTAAATTAAGGTGCTGTGGCTTCAAACCGTGAAAATATATCACATCATCTACACTAATCCACAAAATATTACACCTCCTTATAAAAAAAATAGAGTGTCCTCTACTTATCCTCGTTGTCAGGGTAAAGAACACTCTTAATATAATTATACATATGCTTACGGTTTCTACGAACCTTTAATGGTAAATCCTCCCAATCCTCAAGGACTGGAGTCTCATTATCAGCCATAATGTGAAACCTCCATTAAAAAAATATTAGGTATAAGGAATTAATGATCCTTATACTTTGTTGTCTGCTTGTACTGCTGCTGCTTCGTTTGCGGTCATTACACCGGTAATGAAAGCGTTAGGGAATTGCAAGGAAGCTGCACATCTGATACGGTAGTAGTATTCGGTTAATTCGTTTGGTACATCTCTTCTTGGTTCGATGGATAAGTCTTTGTATACACCATACCAAGTGTATTCAGGGATGGTGAGGATGGATGGTACGTTACCGAATACGGTTCTTCCATCTGCAGCATCTAATACTGGAGCATATTTAACAGGGATGTTCTTGTAGGTTAAGGATGGTCTGCCAGTTAAGTTGATGTCACCTAAAGCGTCAACACGAGAAGCAAGGAGGTTTTGGTATGCATCGTATACTTCCCATGGAACGTAGAATGCTAATCTGTTCATTAATCCTGCACTTCTGTAAGCAACTGGTAATTTGCCAATCATTGCATCGAACATTGCATCGATACCATCGTCGAGGTCGAAGTCTCCGTCGTTGTCATCGGAACCATCATTAGCGAGGTCAGATTTGACTTGGTAGGATTTTGCTTGTTCTAACCATCCATCAAAGGTACTGAATAATGGGTCTGCTGCTGCTGGTGAGCCACTGGTGTAGGAAGCATCACCGAATACACAAACAGCCTCTAAATCTCTACCGACTGCTTCACCCATCATAGAGAGTAAGGTTTGTTCGAATGCTTCTCTTTCAATGTTGTCCTCTTTATCATCATCGTAGAGTTTGCACATTGCTTTAAGTTTGGTACTGTTTAATTCTGCTTTACCGAAGTCAACATCAGCAGCGGTTAAACTGTCTTGGGTGTTGAAGTCAGCGTCTTTGTAACCGTTTTGCAATACTCTACCATCAATAAAGGTGGAGGATACGATTTGGTTCATTGCGTTCATTCTTCTGAAAGAAGCGTCTTGGAGGATGGATTGGTTGATGGTTGCAGCTCTCATGAAAGTGTTGAACTGTTCATCGTTTAATAATGCTTTAGCAGTACCCATGTCTGCTCTCATATCTCTCATTGCTTTAAATACTTCTTTCTCGTTCTCATTGATTAATTGGGATAAAATATATTCGTTTACCATAGGAATCTCCTCTTAGTGTAATTTTCTTGTTCCATCAGGGTTACGGCCTAATGCTTTGTAAATGTTAATTGGTTTAGCCTTTTGGGCTTCGATGTTGTCGTGGACTGGCTCTGCTTTACTTTCGCCTTTCTCTGCAATCTCCTCTTCTTCTTCCACAACTTCCTCTTCTTCTGCTTTTTCTGCTGCAGATGGTTCTTCTTCAACTTCAACTTCTGCTTCAACTTCTTCAGTAGCCTCGGTCTCGCCTTTCTCTGCGACAACCTCTTCTACTGGAGTTAAAGCTTCTGTCAAGGTTTGTTTGAATTC